CCAGCGTCTATATCTGACTGGGTATGATTCTCAGCTAATTCGATTTCGTTAATGATATATTTATACAAAGTTTGGTATTTTCGCGATAATTCCATCTCTATAAATTGATTTGCAACCATCGCATTCGATGTGGCACGCCAATTTTCTATGGATAACAACGCTTTCGCTTGTGATATTTTATTTTTCATTTCCTCTGTTTCGTTGGTTGGGTCTGTATTTTTTAAGTCATTTTTTTCTAGATAAGTGATAACAGCGATAACTTTTGCCCAAGCTGCCAATAGGGCACACTGTTCTTGACTAAGTTTATTACTTAATTTTATTTTCATGCTCGCTAAATGCCATCCTAAAAGTCCACTAGTTATCTGAACTTCTTTATCATAAAGTCCTCCTGGATGTGATGTGCCTACTCCACCACCCTGCGAGGTTTGATAATTCAACGCCTCCCCCCATGGATTTGTCGTTTCGGTAAAAAATCCATTCTTCGATTGATATAGACCTCTAGTCGAAAGGTTAGGAACAAACTTGGTCCCACCAGAGCTAGGGGCCTGACCACTATTTAATACACTAGTGTTTATAACTGCTTGATTTACAGATGCTAGAGCTAATAACATAGAAAATGTATCTCCATCAATCCATTCAGTAAAAGGAACAAAATTGGTAGTGTTCCAACCAGAAGATGAAAATTTATTGTAAACAAGTTGAGGAATTCTAAATTCTGTTGGTTTATTCGCGAGGTCTCCCCCGGAAGCGATCCAATCAGCATCGCTTAATACATATAAACCAGAATACGATTGTAATCCATCATTGCCAGAAGCTGTTAGATCTGGTGCCAAGAATTGTGTAAATATATTAGGATCATTTAAACCATTTAAATCTAAAACTGCCATTAGTGACTCCTCTATCTGCGGTATGCCAGTTCCAGCTTCAACTAGGTTACCACTTGAATCGGTAATAAATTTGGAATTATCATTATTCTCTGCAATTGCTGCTTCACGACGAAGAGGATAACTTACTTTTTTGAGACTCTCTAATAAACGTCTCATAGTCTCCTCACGATTTTCCTCAGCCATCGAGTGTATAACTTGTTGACCTGGGTTATTTGAATACAGACCTTGTGCGGTTGTGACGCGACCGCCTTCTCTTGGCTCAAAACCTTCCGTTACAGGTGTTTGGTACCGAGGATTGTCACCCGTACGATTTATATCGTTTTTAGGAAGGTGACCTCCATTTAGATTAACCAACCTTTTCAAAGAGTCATTAAAAGAACCATTTTTATTAACAACAGATCCAACTAGCTGCTCGAAATTAGCAGTAAAACCAATACCATTTGCTCCAAAAAGAATTGACATTATCCAATATGCATAATGTGTACCGACTTGATCGTCATTTGTTACAGTGGGATCAGTACCTTCTGGTGTTTTGTTAAACCACCCACTCTTCATATCACCCTCCGAAAAAGGAACAGTTCCAAATTTTGGGAGAAAGTAGTTATCGCTCGCGTCGAACAGCGGTGTCCCAACATCGAGTTTAAGAAAGTTTCTCCACGCTTCTGGATCCATAGCAAATTCTAAATCAGGTAAATCATCATCAATATCTACAGTACTTTGAGATCTGTAATAAAAAAGACGATTAAAAAGATCAGCTGGAGCCAACATTTCAGCAGAAAAATCGGTCTCAAGGTCTAGAACACTTTGAACAGAAATTAAAGCATCAAAATCGTTCTTTGCTTGAGAAATCAAAGTAGTCTTCGCGTTCATAGGCACAGGGACGGGACTCATTCTTTTATAAATAGTATATATAAAAAATTAATTAATAAAAAAATAATCCTAAATATTTTGAATACCTTTGTAAATTTTACGCATAATTTTGTGCTCATTTTCTGTATTTTCAATATCTTGAGTCGTTATATTAATTAATTTTAAATATTCTTCTTGTTTATTTTCGTTATGCAAAAAATCTGGATTTGCATCTTTCCATTTATCTAAAGATTTTCTTTGTTCAAATGCTACTTTGTTTATTGTTTCTTTTATTTTTTCATTATTTTTATCTTTCTCCCACAGTTCCTTATCTTTAAAATAAAAACTATCTTTTTTGTCAGATATACAATATACTGGTCTTTTATCTTTGTCTATCTTTTCTAAATTAGTAAGAACTGTATTAGTAATACCATTTACTACTCCTTTATCTTTAATTAAATTTAAATCTTCTAAAGATATTGTTAATGTTTTTAAAAAATCATCTAAATTTATAGCATCCTTAAATTTATCATTTAACATTACAATTATATTAGTATTATTTGTAATATTGGTTATTGTGGGAGATAATTGATCTATAGTTTTTTCTTGATTTTTAATTGTCTCAACTATCTCCTTATTTTGATTTATTAGTTGTTTATTTTGATTCATTAAATCTTTGTTTTGATCTATTAAATCTTGAATTAAATCGTTTTTTTGATTATTATTACATTTTCTTTTATGATTGTATAAGCTTTGTTTATGCTTATATTCTTTCCCACATTCACAAATAAATTTTACTGTTTCTCCTTCTTGGTAATCTTGTAATAATCTATAATGTTGTTCTAAACGAAGATTGTGTTTTTTAGTTAGAATATGTTGATCAAATTTTGTTTTTTTTGTACATTTAAAATCACAGATACGACAGGTATATTGATTTAGATTTGTATCAAACATTATAATTAATATAATATTTATATCTAAAAATTTTTAAGTATTTTTAAGCATTCTTAAAATACGTCTCAAATGTATAATTATTTTTAAATTTTTACTACCTTTTATGATTTAAAATATTGTAGTATATTTTTTTTTCTTCTGACTGAGGGACCTTTTTGGGTAAGTCAAAAGTAAGTAAAAAAGTCCCCAGTCTCAATAATTTTTATTTAATGAGTTTTTTTTATTATCATATTGCTCTTAATTTTGGTTAAAAATTCCAATGAAAAATCGGGGGGCTTTTTTAGTAAGTCAAAAATACTTACCCAAAAAGGTCCCTCATTTTTTTTCAAATTTTTAAATTTTTTTTATCGTAACAGATTTTTTTAAATTATTTTTATTTTTAAAGCATTATGGTCTAAAATGAAAAAATAAGAAATTTTCAGGATTTTATTTTGTATTTTTAAAAAATTTTCTCTCTTTTTTTTTGAAAAATGGATTTTAAAATCTAAATTTTTTTTCAAAATTTTTTTAAAAATCCTATTATTTTTTTTAAAAAACAGACCATTATGCTCTAAAATCATATTTTTTACTATTTATAATATATATTTTTAAAAAAGGACTTAAAGAACAATATTACATTTTTTAAATAGTTTTATTAAATATTTAAAAAATTACATTCTATAATCTAATATTGTTTTATTTGGTTTATTTTTTAATTTACTATGATAATCATTTAAGAAATCTCCTATTTTTTTTATTTGTTCTGGTGACGATGATCCATCATACATTCTTGCCAATAAACAATTATGTGTAAGACTTTTTACTAACATATTATTAATTTTTATATCTTCTTCATTTTCTAAAATTGGATTATATAAGATGTCATATGTATTATATTTTTCCAAATATATTTTTTTATTATCAATACAGTCACAAATTACCTTTTCTTCATTATTTATTATAAAAACATGAAATGGTGAAACTATTGTTTTTTTAGAAGGTTTATCTTTTTCAAATGCATCTTTTTCTATTACTATTATTTTATCCATCGAAAAAATACACTTTGATACTCCTTTTATTCTCCGATTATCTACTGTATGAACTTTACTATCTACTTTATATAATTCTATTAATCCTTGATCTGTTTCCAATTTTGCATCTTTTGTAAAACAACCTGTCGCTACTGTTGGTACACTAGGATATGTTATAATTATATTTTCTGAAAATGCACTCCGATGGGAATCACTCTCACTCGAAGTTCTTGCATTTACATTTATTTGATATATACCTTCTTGTGATATGTTTATTTGATATGTCATTTTTCCATTAATTGATTGAATTTCAGAGGCTTTTCCTAAGTGAATATTTTGCCAATTGAATAATATATTATCATTAATATCTTTTATTAATACATTTACTGTATAGTAATAATCATCATGACCAAAATTTGAATCTAATCCTAAATCTTCCCAGTCGGTGGGGCGACCTAGTATACTTTCATTTTGATTTTCATTTGTATGATCCCATTGTATATTATAATTATTTTCATTTATGAAATATGATATATCAGATGGTGGCATGTCTTTCCATTTTTTTAGAGTCATCATATATCTCTAACCAAATTAATTTTTAATAAAAATTTAATGAAAATTAATTAGAAAGTATTTTATTAGATAGAGTATTTATAGTACCATCTAATCTTCCTTCTGAATCTAAACCACCCTGTGCTCCTGACATTTTTTGTATAGTAGGTATTACATTTACTTTATTAGTTTCATTTAATGCAGCTTCAAACCATCTATTATTCATATTAGATCCACCTTGCATCATACCCTTCCCCCAAAAACGTCTTGCTTCATACTCCTGCTCACTAGGTTGTGGAGATTCTGGTGTTGGGGCCCAGGCGGCTGGTGGTGAAATTGGTGGAACATAATCGTCCTCTGGCGAAATATATAATGTAGGAGCAGCTCCTGTCTTAGGTAATTTACTTATACCAAATATTCTTTGACCTAGAGTTACAGAATTTTTGGTATTTTCAATTATATTATTATAAATAGAATGTAATGAATTAAACTCTGTATGTTTATATAAATAATATTTAATCTCATTCTCATCAAATTCTAAATTTTGAATCAATACTATATTAATTAAATCTTTTAACAATTCATTATTAGGATTTTGAAAGTATAAACAATATATATATTCAAAGTATACTTTTAAAATTTCTAATATATCATTAGCAATTGAAGAATTTATATAATCTAATGTTTCAAAAGAATTTGGATTTTCCTCATCTAAACCTCCTCCATATCTTCTTCTTCTTCTTGGACGAATGTCTTTAACACTTGCTTCCATTAGTTTGCGCCACCCTGGTTTATCCTTAACAGTTTTAGATGGTTGAGAGATGGGCTGTGCAAAAGCCACTGGTAGGGCTACAGGCTGAGTAATAGGTTGAGCAATAGGAATCGGTTGAGTCACAGGCTGAGTAACTGGTATTGGCGGAGTTTTTGAGACAGCTGGTGAGGGTTTATTTATTTGGGATTGATAATATAAATCAGGTATAGTGTGAGATAAATGTTCTGTATTAAGATTAAACACATTTCCTATTAATGTACATTTATAATCATAAAAAGAAGAGATTAATTTAAAAATAGTATAAATACATTTCATTTCTAAAAGAGGATTATTTTTAATTTTTTCAGTTACATAATTAATTAAATCTTTTCCAGATATTTGGTTAGCTCCTCCCTCCATAACAATTTGTTTATCACTTCCCCCGTTCATTCCAAATAATCTTTGTTTAATATTTGATACTTTCTTAATGTTTAATGGATTGTTTGGAATATCTATACTAAATAATTGCTTTGATAAGTTATTTTTAATTGCCTCCATATATGAACCATTTATCATACCCTGTAATTCTTGGTTAAAATTTGAAAGTGGATATATTTGAAATTCTTTTATTTTTTCTATTATCTCAGAAGACATATAAATTGATTGCCATATTTTTATATCTAATCTATTAGTTAAAATATTATTAGCATTAATTATTAAATTTAAATAATTTGGATTTATTTTTTCCATAATTTCTGTAAATTTATCTTCAAGATCATTAATTTCTTCTGGAGTACCTCCCGATTGTAAATCTCGAAAGCGTTTATCTAGATCTTCATTAAGCGCTTGTTCGGTTTGTTCATCATTCAGAGTTCCTTTTTCATCTATGAAATTTTTTGGTAAACCTAATAATATATTTGGTATCTCAATTTTACCACCTTTATTAATATTTTTGCTAATTTCCATTAATACCCTTTGTCTTTTAATATTTTGGTAATTTATTTTATCCATATCAGTATTTAATTCTGGATTATTAATTAAGATATTCTTTATTTTAAAATTTACATAATATATTAATGTGTATATTTTTTGAATAGATACTAATTGATTTGCACTTCTATCACCAGGGCCTCCTCCTGTTGTTCTTAATTTAGCAACTCTTTCATGTAGTTCAGCATATAAATCATCAGGGGGTTGACTTTCTAATACTGGATTAACTGGTGGTAAATTTAAATAATCATCACCTTGTATAGAAGGATCAATTAATTCATTAATTAAATCAGAATTTTCTTCAAATCTGGCTATAATTAATACTAATGTATTTGTAATTCTAGGAATTAATCTAAATAACTCATTATAATTTATATTATTATTCGGTCTTTTTTGTGAAATTTCTTGTAATCCAATTACTGTTTCTGGTATATTAAAAACTAAACTTAATAATTTTATAAAATTAAAAGGTAAAGAGTATCTATCTTTAAAATCTATTTTCTGCATAATGTTGTTATCATTTGAAACAATAGTTCCATTATTTCTTGTTCTGTAATCTAATATTTTTTGTTTTATATCTTCTAGATTTTGTTCTTTTCCTAATCTTCTAGATTCTTCACGTCTATCTTTTCCTTGTTGGATAGTTTGACTTTCACTATATGATGGTATTTCTGAATTTAAATAAGTTTGCTGGATATCTTTAACCTTAATTAAAGCACTATCTTCTATTTTTTTAATCGAACTTTCAAAAAGACTTTTTTCGGAGGGTTTTAAGTCTGTTGCAGTTTTTAGGGTACTAACTAAAAAAGTTAATATATTATTTAATATCTCTGATTTAGTTAATTTATTTATATTTTTTTTAATTGTCAAAAGACCACTACTTTTCATTTCTTCGATTACTGGATATATATCTGGATTAATTAAACCATTACTTTTATCTTTTGAATTAATAACTTTTTCAAGATTTTCTTTAAATCTATCTTGTTCCTCTATTGATTCAATTGAACTTTTAGTTTTTGTATCATCAAATCCTTTAATTTCAGCAAATTTTGGATTTTCTCTATTAGCTTTATCAGTAATATCTATAGTTGTTTGGATATCTTCTGGATAATCTCTCGCTATGTCATCATAAGGACTATCATCCTCTTCGACCTCAAGAGGTTGTTCAGAATTAAATTTAGCTATTAATAAATTAGCTTTATCAAATAATTCTTGAATTTCGGGAGTATATTCGGAGAGATTTTCAGTAGAAGCTTTTAATAAGGAAACTAATTTTTTTATTTGATCAATGTTAGGAACTTTTCCATCTCCTTTTTCTAATTCTTTTGATAAAAGTTCCATAGCATCATCTTTATTAATTTGGATTTTTTCTAATAAAGTATTTTTGAATGCAGTTAAATTATTATCCATATAGTAGGCTTGAATTATAGGATCAATTGAAGGTTGATCTGGTGGGTATTTGTTTAAGAAATCATCAATTTCTTTTAATTGTTGAATGTTTAATCTATCCATTTCTTCTTGTTTAATAATTAATTTTTCGTTTAATGGATCTGTGGTTTCTCTAATTTTTAATTCATTCAATGCTGCTTCATAAGTAGAATCTGATGTGGCTTTCTCATTTCTAGCAGTAGAAATCTCACTTTTTATTGATACTATATCTTTATTTAATTCACTAGCTTCTCTCTCTAATTGTGCTTTTTGCTGTATAAAACTATTTAAATCTTCAGATACGCCTCCTCCTCTAAATTTATTTGATTGTCCACCGAGATATATATTTGTATCAACACTGGTTAGCTCTTCATCTAATGTATCATTATCTGTATCAAAAAAAAATATTTGATTAAAAATAGTAAGTTTATAAGAAAAAGATAAAGTATTCCATTGTTGTTTTAATGTATCATCTAAAAATATGTTATTTTCATTTACATTAATGGTTGAATAAGGATAATCAGGAAATATAGAATCATTTAAAAGTAACTCAACAATTCCTGCAATAATTAAAAAACATAGAATATAATCATTTGACTCGGCCTCACTATTTAAAGTATTAGGAAATAAACCATTTGTATTTTTGAACAAAAATTTAGCTGTATTTGTATTTTGGTAGGGAATATTATTGATAGGATTTTGTCCAATTTTAATTTTTTTTAATACATCAGGATTTAGAGGTGATGATTGTGTTGATTGTTCCATTTATAATTATATATATATAATTTTATAATTATATAATTTAATTAAATTATATAAATATAATATATATGCGTTATTCTAAAAAAATAAATAGACATAGAAGAAGGAGATTATCAAAAAAAGGTGCTGGTATCACAGATGAAATTGGAAACCTTGGAAATAAGGCTCGTAGTGGATTTGGGCAAGGCGTAAATTTGGTAAAAAATGCAGCAGGTCAGGCAGGTAATCATCTTGGAAATGCAGCGCACTCGGTAGGCAATGCATTTAGTTCAATGGGAAGTAAATTAAAAGGAAAAGCAAGTCAGTTAACATCTCGTGCAGATGAGGGAGTACAGGATATTGAAAATAAATTAGGAGGTAGAAAAAGAAAGACTAGAAAAATGAAAAAAAGAAGACATAGAAAAAGTAGAAAACATCAAAGAGGTGGAGAAAATGATTCAAGTAATGATCAAAAAGTTGAAAGATTAAATCAATCTATAGATAAATTAACAACTACAATGACAAAACCAAATGGATTTATGGATCAAGTACAATCTGCTCTTAAGTCTACTGGAGATCAATTACAAAGTTTAAATAGTACCTTAGGGGGTGTCAATCAAATGATTAATGATTCTTCTAACTTACCACCAATGCAAGAAGCGAAACCATTAAATGAATTATTAACTGGAGGTAGAAGAAGAAAAAGAAAATCAATGAAAAAAAGGAGAAAAACTAGAAAAAGAGGTGGCGGTTATGGTGGAGCTGACACTGAAAATGAAGAACAAGAAATGGGAGAAATGACTGAAGCTGAACCTGAAGCTGAACCTGAAGCTGAACCTGAAGCTGAACCTGAAGCTGAACCTGAAGCTGATGAAGAGTCTGAACAAGGAGTTGAACCTGAATCAAGTGTTAAAGAAGAATCTGAACCAGTAGCTAAACCAGCGAGTCAAGGTGAAAAAAAATGTGGTGTATTTGGGTTTTTAACGGGTTGCAAAGAGCAAAAAGATTTAGATTATGAAGAATGTCAAAAAACTGCACAAGATCAATTTAAAGAGGCAAAAAGTCAATGCAGAGCTGCGTATAAAAATGCTGGTAAACAAGGAGGTAAAAAAAAGAGAAAAACAAAAAAAAAGAGAAAAAGTAAAAAAAATAAAAAAAGATAAATAATATTTGTAAATTATATAATGAGAACAAAAAAATCATATAGTAAAAAGAAAAAAAGATCATTAAGAGGAGGAGAGCCTACTTTTCAAGAATGCTTTCAAACTCATATTGGAAAACATTTTTCTAACTTTTCATCAAAAGTAGCTGAACATTTAGGTAAAGGTAGTAAACAATTAAGAGATTTAAGTAAAGATACTAATGAAAAAATGGAAACACAAATAAATAGTTTGAAAGATAAATTACAGAGTCAAGATGTTTCAAAACCTGCTCTTCTAGAACCTTTGACTAAAGAATTAACAAAATTAAAAACTACAACAAAAGCATTAACTAATGAAATTGATGAAGTTGCTGAAGAACAAGATGAAATATCTAATATTTTAAAAACTCAAGGAGAACAGCTTCAAAAGTCTAGAGAGAAAACCATAAATCTAGATGAATATATTATGTCACCTGGTTTATCAAGAACAAGAGATATTAAGAGTGTTTCTGGAGGTAAAAAAAAATCAAAAAAGAAAAATAAAAAAACTAAAAAATATAGAAAATCTAGAAAATCTAGAAAATCAAAAAAATCTAAGAAATAAATTTATTTGTTTAAATAAATAAATTTATATAACATAAATACTAATGAATAATAATTTATCAGTATGTACTTGGAATATATTTAATGGTCTTCCTTATGGATTTTCTGTATTATATAGTCAAAATCGATTAAAAAAAATTATAGATAATATTAAAAATAGTAATTTTGATATTTTAGCCCTACAAGAAGTGAATAATATAGCATTTATTAATTTGTTAAAAAAGAATTGTGGTGAGAAATATATATTTTATTATAATGAAAAAAATTTAAATTTACAACAAATAATATTAGCAATATTTTTATTTTTGATTTATTTTTTTGTGAGAGATACAATAGCAATTTGTTTTACTTTTTTATTTATTAATTTTGTATTCAAGAACTCTACAATTTATAACTTTTTAATGGGAGAAGTTTCAGGTGGATTATTACTTTTAATTAATAAAGATTTAATAAATAATAGTAATGATTCTAAGTTAATATTTAATGAGTATAAATGTCAAGAAGGAGATTTTTTAAATTTAATAAATAAAAGAGGGTATCAAAAAATAAATATAAAATTTAATAAAGAAGAAATTTACATTTATAATACACATTTAAATTGTGTTAAAAATAGATGTATACATAGAGAAAAACAGATTAGTGAATTATTTACAGAAACAATTGATAAAGAAAAAGTAATTTTATTAGGAGATTTAAATTCTGTTAAAAAATACGATGAATTTACTCTCGATAAATATAGATTAGAGGATACTAATACCATTGATAATTTATTTACTTGGGACAGTAATAATTATTTAACTAAAACTTTATTAAGTCAACCTTTTGATGAAAAAATAGATTATATTTTCGTTAAAAATCTAGAATATAATAATTCTGGATTAATATTTAATGATAAAAATATAGCATCTGATCATTATGGATTTAAATGTGAAATTTATAATAAAAAAGAAAAAAAAGAAAAAAAAGAAAAAAAAATTAAATATTAATTATATATGTTTAATAGTAAAAGTATTATTCCGATTATTTTTTAATAATATTCGGTTTTATTATATTCTATATTCGGAATTTAGTTAATAAAAGTAATAATAATTTTTTAAAAGGAGCAATGAAAGTAGGAGACACATTAATTTGGATAAGATTTGGTATATTTGCTTTTATATTAGTTGGTTTATTTTTATTATTTCACAAAAAATAAAAAATTGAAAAAAATAATAATTAAAAAAGAATGAATATTATGTCGTCAGTTATGACAAGTCAGTCAACTGCTTCCTCAACCAATTTGAGTGAAGAAGCCTTAATGAATTCCTTATATGAAACAATGACTTGTCCAATTACAGGAGATATTATGAAAGAGCCAGTTTCTGGAAATGATGGATCTACATATGAAAGGAGCGCAATTGTTGAATGGTTGAATCGAAAAAGTGTCTCGCCGACAACAAACCAACCTATGAATATTAGTGAATTAAAAGTTAATGCAAATATTCGTTATTTATGTGATAAATACCATGCAGGTCAATTAGGAAATAAAAAGGTTGAGAAATCTGCTCCGACTATTTCTAATAATCATATTAATTTAAAACATAGTAGTAATCTTTTACTTTCATCACCTGGTAAGGAAAATAATATTATTTCAATGCTGAATTTTTCAATAGATACCTCTACATTTCCAAAGACAGAAACTGGATATTTATCTCAAGACATTGTGCTGGTTATTGACAGATCTGGGTCAATGGGAGCTAATGTAGAAGCAAAGGATGAAGATGGTAATAAATTAGAGCATGGATTTTCAGTTCAAGATATAGTAAATCATGCTGCTTGTACAGTTATTAAGACATTGGATAAAAATTCTAGAATTTCTGTAATTACTTTTGATAATGAGATTGAAGTTAATTTACTTTTAACAAATATGACGGAATTAAATAAGAATAATATTTTAGGGATTATTAAAACAATTAAGCCTAGAGGTCAAACAAATATTTATACTGCTGTTGAAAAAGCAATTGAAATTTTGGATGAAAGAGAAGATAAATCTAGAAATGGTTCGATCATTTTATTTACAGATGGAAGTCCTAATATTGAACCTGCACGTGGTACAGCTCCCACAATTAAAAGGCTAAGGACTAAAAAGAATTTTACAAGTTCTATTCATACAATGGGATTTGGGTATGGATTACAGGAGGGTTTACTTTATGATATTGCTAAGTCATCTAATGGCTGTAATGGACATATTCCAGATGGAGGTTTGATTGCAACCGTATTTTGTAATCTTCTTGGAAATATTCTTTGCACTGTTGTTCTTAATCTTCAATTACATTTTATTACACCAAATATTGAGTTAGTTGGAGATTATGAAATGAATTATAATTCAGATTTAGGAACTACAATTTATGATTTAGGAACGATTCAGCTAGGTCAAGAAAGAAACATTATTTTAGATTTAAGTCATTATAAAAATAGGCAAAGTATGGAGATTAAATATTATTATACATATAAAATTGGAGGAGTTGCATATACTTCTATGACATATAAGATTGGTGTAGTATTACATAATATTAATGAACTTAAGCTTGATAATCAAGATAAAGATTCAGTAACAGTTAGTGAGCAATTACTACGGTGTAAAATGGTAGAAAACATTCGAGAAATGAGTACTTATAATTCTATTGGAAATTTTGAAAAAAGTAAAGAGATTTATGAAAAATTTAAGGGAGAATTACTAGAGTTATATGAGTGGAACAAAAGCAATTTAGTAACAGGTATGAAAAAGAATCTAATTGAAGGACAAAATGAAGAAGGACAAATTTATAAAGCAGTAACTAATCCACTTTATTTTAGACGTTGGGGTAAATTTTATCTGGATCAATTATCTAGGGCTTTACTTCTTCAGGTAAAACCTAATTTTAAAGATCCTGCTTGTGTATTTGGAGGAGAACTATTTATGGATTTAGTAGATATGGCTAGTGATACTTTTGATTCCCTTCCTCCACCAACTCCTTCTAATACACCTATTGTAAATACAGGATATGGTGGAGGTTCAACATATAGAAGTATGTCTAGTGTTCCAGCTGGTAATCAACCTACAGCAACAGTAAATATGTCACAATTTAATACACCAGGTGGAGGTTGTTATTTAGGTAGTTCTTTAATTACTATGGCTAATGGTCTAACGAAACCAGTAAATACAATTAAGAAAAATGATGTAATTTTAACTAGTGAAACTGATGATATTAATTCTAAATTAGTTTTTACAAAAGTTTTATGTGTTGTTAAAACATCATATAAGGATGGTGTAATTCTTGTAAATATTGGAGATTTAGAAATCACACCATATCATCCAGTAATTTATGAAAATAAGTGGCAATTTCCAGTTGATTGTGGTGTAACATATAGAAGTACTGAAAAAGATGTCTATACATTGGTATTAGAAAATAATCATATTGCAATTGTAGATGGTATTCCTACAATTTGTCTAGGTCATAATTATCAAAGTAATAAAGTATTGAAACATCCATATTTTGGAAGTAAAAATGTAATTAATGATTTAATGAAAATTCAAAATTTTAGTGAGGGATTCATTGAAATTAATCCAGAAAAATATATTAGAGATGATAATTTTGTAATTGGATATATGAGCGAAAATAAAGAAGTTGAAATGGAAATTGATTAAATAAATATAATTAGTTAATTAGATAATAAATAATTATATTTTATTTTTTTTCTTAGGCATTTTTCCACCTTTTGGTGTAGAATTTTTTCGGGGGCTACTTTTAACCAGTTCATCAAAATCTTTAACTAGTTTTATTTTCTGTGATTTTGTTAGAGATTTTACCGGAGATGATTTTGGACTTAAATAGTGTTTTAAATCTTTTTCTGTTTCTTCATTAATATAATCTTCAGTTGTTCTATTAAAACCTTGACCCTCAGCAAGTACAATAGAATGTCTCTTTCCTTGATCTTCTGTAATTTTTTTAGCTGCTTGTTTGGATCTTTCAAGATCAATTTTTGTAGGTTTTGAAATTCTAGGGAATCTAGAATTCTTAATATCTGGCTGAATGCTAGAAAGTAAAGTATTTAAACTAGATAATGAGCTACTATTAGAGTCTGATAAATCATTTTTTAAATTTTTTCTAATTTCACAAGGAATAGATTGTACTTTCTTTACTAGGTAATCGTAACAATCGTTTGCCGTTTCCTTACTTTCTTTACTAGCTCCTGAATGAGCATTTTTTACTAAATGTAAAAATTTATCGATATCATCTCTCAAGTTTTGCGGGCAATCTCTACACCCTGCGCCACCTTTATTATTTTTTCTTCTAGATTTGTTTATTTTTGTCTTTTTCTTTTTTGATCTATACATTTTATAGTATAAAATAATATTAATTATTTTTAAAATTGAATTATATTTTTAAAAGTATTAAATAATAAAAATGGGAGCTGGTGTGTTACCTTTGTCTATATATAAAAATACAATATTTTTACTTTTAGGTCAGGAGAGACATAATGGACTTTGGTCAGATTTTGGAGGAAGTCCAATTAAAGGAGAAACAAATTTAGATACAGCAATTCGAGAAGGATATGAAGAATTAAATGGATTTTTAGGATCGAAACAAGAAATGAAAAAAACTGTGGTGCATAATTTATTAATGGAATTAAACAATAAAGATAGATATACGACATTTGTATTTAAAACTAAATATTCAAAAAGTTTACCACTATTGTTTAGTAAAAATAATTTATTTATAGAGGAAAATTTAGATAAAGAATTAGTTAATGGAAAAAATGGTTTATTTGAGAAAAGTAGTATAAAATGGTTTCCTATAGATTATTTTGAAAATAATGAAAATCGGAAAATAATTAGACCATATTATTATCCAATAATAGAAACAGTAACTAATAATAAAGATATAATTCTTTTGGATTAAAGATAAAAATATAAAATTATAAATATATAAATATATTGAATGTGTTCTTTAAAGAGAATAAATCATGAAAAAAAAAAATTTTATACTCATGCTTTAAATAATTATTTTTCTTTTGATTTTACAAATATTTATGATGAAAATGAAAAAATATCTGCAGAGGTATTGATTTCAAAAAATAATAGAGTAGAAGCAATAATTGATGTAGATCGAGCTTATCCTTTTAAACCACCAAGAGTTTATATATGTCAAGCTAATGTTAATAAAAAGATAAGTTATATAGACTGGAATTATACAGGGGGAGAGAAAATTAATAAAATAATAAATAAAAATAATTATACTAGGTATGAATTATTATTAGTATGGTTTTTTATTATAAATAAAAATTATGAAATTATAGAAAAAATTCCAGATTTTTCTCTCAAGATTCCACAAGATTGTTTTTGTTGTTCAAGTATATTATGTCAAGGTAAATGGAGTCCATCAAGAAAAATAACAGATATAGTTATTGAAATTTTATTGAGAAAAGAATTATTTAATTTATTTACAGAAAAAGGAATAAAATATATTGAAAAAATTTTTAAAAATGAAAAATGGGATCTGTCCGAAGATATAATTTTATTTATTTTGGAAAAGATAATATAATTTTTAATATTTTTTAGATCTAGTCATTTTTGGGACAAATTTATTTTTTTGTTTTTTTGTTTTTTTGTTTTTTTATATTTTTTTGCTCGTCTAGTCCTTTTATTGTATTTTTTATATTTTTTACTCTTTTTACCACCACCACCAGAACAGCTAATAGCTGACCATAATTTTTTAAGCCATAATTTTCCTTTTGTAGTAGTTAATCCATTGGAGTTTGGTAGAGAAGAAACAGTAGTGGTATGTTTAGGGCTATTTATAGCACATTCATCATTATTAGATAATTCTTCTAATTCCTCTTTATCTGATTCATTATCACTATCACTATCATTATCTATTTCATGTCTGACTCTAGATTTTGAAACAGCAGTTTCAATACTTTTTAACCATTGAGCTCTAAATTCTGGATCTCTACTTGCTCTTTCAGAATTTAATAATATAGCATTTTGTTGAGAAATTAAATTTTTGTAACGCTTAGCTCTACCTAATTCTTGCATAAGTTTTTCTTTTGATTTTTCAGCATTTTTAGTATCACCTTTTTTTTGATATTCTATCATTTGATTTTTATAAACGATAGCATTACGTAAATGTTTCTTTTTTTCATCAACAAATTTTTGTAATCTTTCTTGATTGCTCATATATAATAATTAAATAAAATAAAGTTATAATTATTATATAATAAAGGAGATGTACATAAAGAGTTTTGTACCTAAATTAAGTACAAGTAAAGTTAATATGATAGCTAAACCAGATAAATTTTTATTGGGTTCAATAATTTTAGAGACTTGTTCAACTGCGTTACTTCAAAAAACGATTAATAATAAACTTTGGTTTATTCCTGTTTATGGAGGATATGCATTAAGTTTAAATATTTTTCCAAAATGTTTAGATAAATATTCTTTAAGTTCAGCCTATAGTATTTGGTGTATTGGAGGAATAATTTTCACTACAACATTAGATCGTATATTTTTCAAAGAATTAATTACATTAAGAAAATTTTTAAGCTTATTAGTAATGATATTAGGAATATTAATTTCTACTTGAAAATTTTTATTTCATAATATAATATATATGTCTGATAATAAATTTTTTGATGTATTTATAGGACCACCTTGGTCAGGTGTGTGTGATACTTGGCCTGGTGTTAATACATTAGGTGATGGATCAACTATATCAAATTATTATAAATTTCCACTTCCTGCTATTGATCCACCAACAAGTGGATGGAGAACACCTGGTGGATTTGTAACTGGTGGAGGGAAAAAGAAAAGTAAAAAATCAAAAAAAATTAAGAGGAATAAAAAGAGTAGTAGAAAAAAATATAAAAAATCAAAAAAAAATAGAAAGTCAAAGAAAAGATAAATTAATTATTTAAACTTTGATAATGTTGTTCTATTTCTAAAACTATTTCCCAATCATTTTGGTGAAGATTTAAAGGTATACCATTACTAGTAGTTAAATTTAATTTTAATCTTCCAATTCTTACTGCTCCAGTATAAACTCTCTGAGTATTATCTTCTCTACTAAATCTTTTATTGTAAGTAATTTGAGATTCTAATAAAAATGTGGCTAAGTAATTAGAACTGCCACCTCCCCCACCAAAAGGTTCTAAATAGTAGCTATTTGAATTTTGATTTAATATCTCTTGAATAGTATATAGTTGTGCATTTGTTAATTCGCGAGGGTTACTAGTTAAAACAGTAGTTTGTCTTGTATCAGCTAAATTGCCTGATACATCACATTTTATTCCTTTATTATAATAACTAGGAAGAGATAACTGGTTACTTCTAGGAGTGATAAGATTAATTTTATTAGGAAATACATTTTTATTATAATCATCTACTGATAAAATAGCATTTATAGATTTGTTTAAATTTACTTGTGCAAATGCTTGTACAGTATCATTTGTCTTTAAATTAAAAATTAACTTATTTTCATCAAAATCAGGAATACTAAGTCCTTTTTGTCCGAAAATAAATGCATCATCAATAATACCCCCTCCTCCCATATTAAGAGTAGCTCCTCTAAAACCTAAATAATAACCTAAATTATAATTCAATTTAGGTAATGGACCAAGAGGACAACCACTATTATCACAATAAATTTCTGTGGGATCGTAAAAAATAATAGATACAGTCTCAGTAAACTTATTAGTAATAGAAATTTTATTTGTAATTTCATTCCAAGAAAAATTTAAAAAGTCAGATAAAAGTTTATTTGCTCCGTCAACGACAATTGGCACATTATGAATGGCAGTAATTAAATCATTATTAGAAGTGGGATTTTTTAAATCATAATATCCTGCATCTATTTTAATACAAAAAGTTTTGTCAGGGTCCAACTGTGAAATTCCTTTTAATTTAAAGGAAGTGTTTGCAAAAGTATCATCAAAATTGTACCAAGAGGGAGTAATAGTAATTGAACTTAATCTCATACTTAAAACATTATTAAAATCAACATCAACAGAAAAAGTTTCTGAAGCAGTAGTAATAGGATTAGGTCGCATTGCACTATTAATTATTAAATATGAAACATATTTTTCAATATATCTTGGATTTTTTTGTCCTTGTTCAACTTGAACATTATAAGTAAATTCAGAAGGATTATCAGTTTGAATTTGTGTAATATTAGGTCCTAAAACAGTACTATTTTGAGGATTATTTCCAAGATATTCTTCTTGAAATACTTGATTTCCCATGACTTGTGGTTCTTGTGTTAATAAAGATAATACTAAATATAAAAAATTTTTGATACTAGGATCATTTTGTCCATCTAATAAATATTGAATTTTTGTAATGATATCATTTTCTGTTGCATTATTAGGTAATTTTAAAAATGTTAATAATTCATCTCTAGATAGATCTCTAGGATTAAATGAGAGATTTTTTATATCAAAATTAGTAGACATGTATATATATTATTTTTTTTTTTAAATATTAAAATTGAAATTAAAAAAAGTAATGTATTGCAAATAAATAGAATATGACTTCTTGTTTTGTGTGCTGTGACACATTTAATAAGAGTAATAGAAAACAAATTATATGTCCAAATAGTAGTTGTAAATTTCTAGTTTGTAAAAGTTGTGTTCGCCAATATTTACTATCACAGAAAGAAGCTCATTGTATGAATTGTAAACAAGGTTGGAATGAGAGATTTATAATCTCTCAAACTAATAAATCATTCTTTGATACAGAATATAAAAAAACAAGAAAGCAGTTTTTATTGGATAGTGAAATTAGTAAATTACCAGGAACAATGCAAGCAGCAGAAAATTATAAAGTAATAAAAGAAGAAGAATTAGTAATTAAAGAAATAGATAATAAAATAAAAGAACTAAATAAGCAGTTAACACAGTTAAAAATAGCAAAAAGTGAAAAATATAGAAAGATTAATAATATAAGAAATGGTATATCGAATACAGAAAGGAAAAAATTTATTATGCCTTGTCCTCATGAGGGGTGTAGAGGATTTTTATCTCAACAATATAAATGTGAAATTTGTAAATTATTTACTTGTCCGACTTGTCATGAAATAATAGGACATAATAAAACTGATCCACACGAATGTAATCCTAATAGTGTGCAAAGTGCAGAATTAATTAAAAAAGATACAAAACCTTGTCCAAATTGTGGAATTAGAATTTTTAAAATTTCTGGATGTGATCAAATGTGGTGCACAGAATGTGAAGTAACATTTAGTTGGAATTCAGGATCAATTTTAACAAATGTCCATGTTCATAATCCTCATTTTTATGAGAGACAAAGACAAATAAATAATGGTAATATTCCAAGAGCACCTGGAGATATTTTATGTGGAGGACTATGTTCATACCAAAGTCTTAGAATGCATATAATTTTAAATGGTGCATTTCGTGGAGGAATAACAAAAAAGATAACAGATTGGCATAGATTCGTTGGACATATTACAGGAGCTGATTTAGTTCATACAAGACAAAGAATTCAAAATTTAAATAATAATGAACAATTGAGAATTGAATATATTATGGGTGAGAAAAGTCGAGAGCAATTAGCTACTACATTGGTTAGAAATGATGGAACACGTAAAAAATTAGTAGAACTATTAAATTTATATGAATTACTAAGTGTAGTAGGTATTGAATCATTTGCCTTTTTAGTTAATGCTAATTTAAAAGAAAAACCTCAAGAAGAAGTATTAAATATTATAAATAATCAATATAATGATTACTTAAAATTATTAGATTATTGTAATAGAGAATTTAGAATCATAAGTGCTAATTATAGCTGTATGGTTCCTCAAATAAAATTAAATGAAAAATATGGTTTACATCACCAAAATGATTTTAATATAATTTCTCAAAAATTTACAAGTAAGGAAATAGAAATAAAAAATGAAAAACTGCAAGTAACAAATAATAATAATAATGAAGCGAGTTGTTCATATCATTAATTTTAAAGAATTCTACATCTTTTATAACAATTAACTTTACTTTCATCAATAAGATTTATTTTTTCTTTTCTTTTTACTGAAACAGTTGAATCAACAAGAGATGGAATATCAATGGACTCTTCTATTTGTTGTTTATTAAAAGTTTTTTCAATAATTTGATATTTATTTTCTTGTATGTTTAAAAGTAAATGAATATTAGGTTTATTTATGTTATTAAACCATAATATATTTTTATTTTTATTAACACCAATTCTGAATAAAGATATATCATCAATTCTAATTATTCCTTTAGCCCAAATAAAATAATAATTTTTTAGAATATTAATTTTTTTTTCAGATATGTTTAGAGGATCATTTAGAAATTCGTCTCTTATTAAATTGATACGCTCTGGCATAGTCATGTTTATACTATTTAGTATAAATATTTTAAAATCAATTTTTTAATATAAATTATATTAAACATAAATTTGTGTGGGTGTATTATCATCTTGTTTTATTGGTTTATAAGAATATTTCTCTCGGAAAGTGCAACAAATTAAAGAAGAAAAACAGGTGATTGTAAATAAAAATAAAAGAGACGAAGCATCAATATAGTTTATTATGTGATCAAATGATTCTTCAGTCATAATGACAATCGGTTTAATTTCATTAATTGGTACTAAATCTAGATATCTTTCTTGTAAATCCATTGTATAATTAATATAGATAATCTTTATCTTTTATATTAATTTATTTCAATTTTAAATACTTTATATACAAAATGTTATTAAAAATATATTAAAAGTATTTAATATATTTCCAAAATTTAAAATGCCAAATCCGGGACTCGAACCCGGTTCTCCCGCTTGGAAGGCGGAAATCATACCCATAGACCAATTTGGCTTTGATAAAAAATCTAAAGGCTGGTAAAGGAATCGAACCAATATCTCTCACTAACTATGTGAGCACTTTACCGTTAAGCTAACCAGCCAATCGACATCATAATAAAATACACTAATATATTTTTAAGTTATTTTTTAAAAATTGAAATAATTTAAGAATTACTAGTTAGTTTTATAGATGGAAGAATGGCGAAAGATTGAGGGAACATCAAATCATTATGTTTCTAATTTAGGTATTGTTAAGAATTTTGGAACAAATTATATTTTAAAAGAACAAAAGGATAAAGATAATTATTGCTACGTATCTTTTAGATTTCCAAATTATGGAAGAAAATTAGTTAGAAAACAAGTTCATAGATTGGTAGGACAAGCATTTATACCTAATCCTAATAACCTACCTCTAATTCATCATATTGATAATAACCCATCTAATAATAATGTAAGTAATTTAAGATGGGTTACTCATATTGAAAATACTCAATCAAAAAATAGAACTTGTGATATTGGATATATATGTATTTATAAACATCCAAATATTGAAACTATTTATTACCAAGCAGGATTTAGACATTATGGAAAAAGATATCAAAAACGTAGCAAAGACCGAGATATTTGTGAAAAATGGTTGGAAAGTCGTAGATATGAGATACAAAACGGTTTAGAAATTACCAATAATCTAAATATAAATATATATTTAAATTAATTTTATTTATATAACTTATTATAAAAATGTTAAAAATAATTTCTAGGTTTAAATATACAAAAACTTTAATAGAACATTTTGAGAAACCAAATAATGTAGGTTCATTTTCTAAATTGGAAAAAAATATTGGTACTGCTATTGTAGGTGCACCCGCTTGTGGTGATGTAATGAAATTACAGATTAAAGTCGATCCAACAACTAATGTTATTAAGGATGCTAAATTTAAAACATTTGGTTGTGGATCAGCAATAGCAAGTTCTTCATTAGCAACTGAATTTATAAAAAATATACACGTAGATGAAGCTAAAAATGTAAGTAATAAAGATATTGCTAGACATTTAAAACTTCCTCCAGTTAAGTTACATTGTTCAATGTTAGCTGAAGATGCTATTAAATTAGCAATTAATGATTTTAAAAATAAAAATATAAAATCTTAAGCTACTTTAACCCAATCTTGAGAAAAATAGACCATAATATGAGTAAACCAAAATGGGATTAATGGAATTTCTAAAAATGCACAAATTGCAATTATCATTGCATAAATTCCTGTTTTTGTAGCTTTAACCATATAGGAATCGTGTCTAAAAAATGTAAAACTATACACTATAAAAACTAAAATTAATCCCAAGTTTATTTTTGCTCCTCTGGTTTTTAATAATAAATTTAATTTTTTTTTTGGAAGAGGATGAGTTGAGATTATCCAAATTGTTGATAATAATAGAATTATAAATGAAATTAAAAAAACATAATTATTATCTGGTAACCAATTATGATTAGTATGTCCTCCACTTTTATCATTAAAAAATATTTTTTCTAATCTCATATTTATATTATATATCTATTTTTTTCCAATTTCTCTATTTTTAATATATTGAAATTTGTGATTATAAATATTAATGTAATTATTTAGACAAATATTACACGCAGCATAATATACAAATTTATAACTATCTATAGATTTTATAATAAAAGTATTTTTAAATATAGATATGTCCTCTCCAAAATATTCATCATCTCTTGGTATATAAATTACATCATTAATAATATTTTTATTACAAATAAAACAATTTTCCATTTATAATTTAGATTTCGATAAAAATGTTATAATATCTGGATTCCAATCTCTAAAATCTTTTAAATATCTTAGCATAAAAAATCTACCAACTAATACTTTAGTTCTATATTTTCTCCAATTTTTTTGAATTAAAGTAACAATTTTATTTTCACAAGTCAATAATCTACGATGTTTAAAAATAATTTTTATAATATCATCAGGTAAATTATCCCATTTCATTTTTAAATAATATTATATAATATTTATGGAGAAATTAGCTATTTTAAATTTTGGCGATAGTCAAGGAGAGATTTGGGATTATGTTTTTTATAATAATGATAATTATATAAAATATAAAGATAATAAAAATATTGGATGGAGATCTGGTTGGTCAACTAGAGGATTAAAAAAGATTGAACACCAAAATAGATTATTTGGAGAGATTCCAAAGTTATATAAAAACTATAAAAATATGATAATAATATTAACATTTGGATCTACCGATATTGAATGGAATTTAAGTTATAAAAGATTTATAAATAATGAATTTCCTAATACAGAAATATTTATAAATGAAATGAAAAATACTTTGATAAACACTTTAGACACTTACCTTGAAATTGAAAAAAATTTAAAAGATTTAAATATTAATATAATTATTTGTTTTCCTTATATACCTTTACCAATTACTGATGAATATATGAGAAATTTTTCTAAAAAAACAAATTCAATTTATTATAAAGTTATAGATCATAATGAAAGAATATCTTTATGGAATAATTATTGTAATAAGGTAACTGATGAAATTAAATGTAATAAAAAATATGATAAAAAAATACATATTTTTGATTTAAGAGAAAATTTTTTAAACAAAGGACTCGATTATTTTTCTAGAAAAGATTGTGAAGATCACCATCCAGATTTATCAATCTCTCAATATTTATTAACAAATTTATTAGATAATCATAACTTTTATACTAATAATAATTTATCATTTAAAATTGAATACAAAAATTGGAAATTTGATTTTATGTATCCACATTTAAGAAGGCCTTTTATTTAAAATTTACACTTGTTCCACAACCACATTTTGAATCAATTTGATCATTTGTAAAATCAAATCTAGAACCCATAATATCTTCTTTATAATCAATTTTTGTTCCTATTAAAAACATTAAACTCTTATTACATAAATATAAATTTTTATCACTATTCATATTTAAACTTATATCTATTTGAGTACCTAGATTTATTTTTTCATCTAGTTTATTTATTTTATTATTTTCAATAACTTTAAATGTATAAGAAAAACCATTACAACCTCCTCCTTTTAAATATAAAAATAATGATTGATTATCTTTGGTAATTAATTCTAGTAATTTTTTTTTTGCAATATTTGTAATAGTAATCATTTAAATAATAATATATTATTATATTATATTTTAAATATGAGTGAAAGTTCAATACCAAAAAATATATTTTTATCTTTAGGTAACAAAGAAATATTAAAAAATATGAATAATAAATACACACAAATAATAAATAATATTAGGGAAAATTTTAGTGATTTTGAAATTTTTATTTATGATGATAATGAATCTCATAAAGTAATTGAGGAATATGGTGATAATATTCTTAAAATTTGTTATGAAGAAATATTACCAGGTGCATATAAATGTGATATATTAAGACTAGTACTCCTTGAAAAATATGGAGGTATATATATTGATATAGGTTTAAACCCTAATCCCAAATATTTATTACCCATAATTAATAATAATGATTTAGTTTTATGTCAGGATAGAGCTCAACATGGAAATGGTTATAAAATTTATAATGCTATAATGGCATCAATTAAAAACCATATTTTCATTAAAAATGTAATAAACGTTATTAAAATAAAAATTGCTAATTTTAGATATGAAGGAGGTGCACTTCACTTTACTGGTCCTGGACTAGTTGGTGATGTTTTTACTAATATGTATCACATTCAACCAGCAATTTTAAAAAAACATTATGAAAATTATAATAGTTTAAAACTAAATGATTCTGCAAATAGAATATATATAAAATTACAACATTTTGGAGATGGAAAAGTTAAGGATCATTTGGGTAATATTATTTGTTATAAAAAAGAGAGAGATAAAATGGGAACTCCTAAAATATTAATGCCTAGATCTGGCCGTACTCACTATCATGATTTATATTGTGATAGACTTGTATTTTTTCAAGAAGTTTATTCTACTTTTCATAAAACAGCAAAGCATTACTATATAGATAAAGATGGATATTTATGCGCATTTTTAAAAGATATTAAAGGCAAATGGAAATTTTCAAGAATTAAATATGAAAGATATCGATGTTATGAGAATAATAATGGTGAATTTAAAGCTGGAAAACTTAAAGAACCTACTAAATAATTATTTACTTTTTTTTATTTCTTTTTGTTTTAACAGTTCTCCATGTAGAAGAAGGTTTTAATGAGTTAAGTTCTCCAATTAAATTTAAGTATTTATTAGTTTGACTTTTAGTTAAAGAGGGAGTTCTAAAATTTTTTGGTTTTTGAACTCTTTTTAAACCTAATAATTGAGCAGCTTCTAAGAAAGCATCATTATCTTGTTTATTCATCCATTTTTGTCTTGCTAATACACCATCACCATATTTTCCATCTGGAGGAGTTAAAGGAAGACCAGGCAATAAATTTTGTACTGGACTGCTTGCTACTTCTCCATCATTATTTTTTTTTGATACATCTAAAACTGTTAAGGTTAAACCTGGTCTGTTAAGACCTCTTGCAGATAATCTTATTTTTTTTTTGTTAGACTTTTTGGGTTTTCTATGATATTTTTTATGAGATTTTCTATGAGATTTTCTATGTTTTTTTTTATGATGTTTAGTCTTTAATCCCATATAGGCTCTTCTAGCTGTTTTTCTAAAATCTCCTTTATGTGTATGATTTGTAGCCTTATGTTTCTTTTTTAACCCCATATAGGCTCTTCGTGCTGTTTTTCGTACATCACCTTTATGTGTATGATTAGTAGCTTTATGATGTTTCTTCTTTAAACCCATGTAGGCTTTTCTCGCAGTCTTTCTAAAATCTCCTTTATGTGTATGATTTCTAGCGACCATATATAAATTATTTAGAAAATATAATTATATAATATATATATGGCTACGAAAAGACATAGACAAAAAAGAAAAGCTAGAGGTACTAGAAAATTGAATACGTTACAAAGACAACAAAAAGAATACGCAAAAGAATACAAAAAAATCGAGAGACAAATTAAATCTCTCCAAAAAAAAATACCTAAAGAAGAATTAAAACTAGATAAATTAGAAGAAAAAAGAGATAAAGATGTTATGAAACATATGCAAAAAATTGAAGCTCAGGTATCAAAAATTGCTACTGAAAATTCTAATTTACAATTATTAGAATCCTCTTTAGAAGAAATTAGACCTTTATTATCTTATTCAGGATTAGCTTTACTATAAATTATTTATATTTTTTAAAGTAACTTTTCCTGTGTAGAATAAAGGTTTTATATTAATTTTAAATTTAATTTCATCTAAAAAGCTATCATAATTTTCAAATTTAAAATTAATTTTTTTTTTCTCAAAATAATCAGCTAAATCTTTATTAAGAATAAAATAATTTTCATTATTTTTTTGATAAACAATAGCTTGTCCTTGTAAATTTATTTTTCCTTCTAATAGAATATTCACTCTCTTTTTAGTTAATACTTCTGTAGTTATAAATTGACTTCCAACTAATGGTATATTAATTGTTGTAGCGTATTTACTTCCTATTTTGGGCATTACAATACCATTAACTTGGGATATTAGATAGCAAAAAAATAACCACATCCTGTTTAATTTCTCTTTTTGTATTTATATTATTTCAATTTTATCTTTAATAATTAATTTAATTTTTTTTTTAACTGGGGGTTTTAATATCAATACCATAGGAGCATGATCTGAACCTAAATGTTCTTTTAATATCATACAATTTTTTATAGATTGAATGATATTGTTTGGAATTAAAAAGTAATCAATTCTCCAACCTTTATTATTTTTTCTCATATGACTTCTGATTTGATCCCAATACGTAAAATCTTGTTTATTAGGATTTAAATTTCTCCAGATATCTATATATTTTTCACCAAGTAACTTATTAAAATTATTTATTTCTATATCTAAAAATCCTGCACATTCATTCTTAAATTTTGTTGGATTATATACATCAATATTTTTATGTGCTACATTAAAATCTCCACAAATTATAATTGGTTTAATTTTATTTAAATTAATTATAAATTCTCTAAATTTTTGATCCCATATTTTTGTTCTATACATACATCTATCAGAATCTGGCGATTGTGAATTGGGAGTGTAAACAGTAACTATTATTAATTTTTTAAATTCAACTCCAGTTATTCTTCCTTCTGTATCAAAATCTGGAGTATCAATTTGAATTGGTTTTTTTTTACACCAAATACTAGTTCCACTTAATCCTTTTCTTTGTGTAATACCTAGATTTTCTCCCCAAAATCTATATGGATAAATATTATCTAGTTCTTTTGGTATTTTAAATTCTTTTTCTAGAGTTTTTGTTTCTTGAAAACAAACTACATCATAATCAGATGAGAGAATGAAATCTAATGAATTTTTTTTTATTGCACCTCTAAGACCAGCTATATTCCAAGACAAAATTTTCATTCCATTCTTAAAAAACTTTTATATGTAAAAAATATTTCAATTTTTTTTATTTTTTTTCTTTTTTGTTTTCTTTTTATTTTTTTTTCCACCAAATGTAGAGCTTTTACTTCGTTTAACTGTTCTAAAAGGGGATCTACCCACAGGGGGTCCTGAATTTTCTGCTTCTTGACCATCGTTACGATCCTTGCGCTTTTCTATTCTTTTTGGAGATTCTGCATCTGTAATTTCTGCATCTTCAGAATCTACTTGTCTAATTTCTTCTCTATCTAATTCTTCTAGACTTTCTTCATGATATGGTAATTCTTCAGGATCTCTATACTCTTGTTCATCTGTATCTCCATCTATATCTTCTGATAATCCTATAATATAATCATCTGCTTCAACATCAGCATCATCAGCATCATCAAGTACTTCGCTATCTTCTATACTTTTTCCCTGTAATGATAATAAAATTTTAACAGGATCTAATATATCTTGATAGTCAGCTAAATCTTTGTATACAAAGACTTCTAATGGAAAAGATGCATTATATTTCGAATCATGTTCATTTGGTTCAAATACTGTTCCATAATTAAATAAAGAACTCATTTTGCCTGCTAATTTATCAAACGTGATAAAATAAATTGTTTGATCTATTCTGGATTGATTTGGTGGGAAACGTTTATGAAATTGTAAACAATAAGTTGATAAAATTTGACCCAGATCTCCTAATTCTTTAAATATTATAAATTTATTAAATTCTCTTAACCAATTATAATCTTCTTGCTTGGTTGTTGGAGATAATCTCTTAAAATCTCCTTTACCTTGGTTTGTTAAATTTTTAACAATATCTGTTGTAATAGCATTAACAGATGAATTTTTACCATTTCTAGTAAATGGTTCCTCATCATCCTTTGGTTCTAAATTAAAAAATTTTTTAACTATCAATTTTTTTACATCACTTTGTATTGATAATTTTTTTATAAGATCCTCAACTGTGTTTTCAGCTGAGAGCACTTTTTTTTTATCTTTTTGTAATTTTTTAAAAAATTTATCATATTTTTCTATATATTGTTGTTTTTGATCTGATTTAAATTGATTATTCATAATTCCAGCAGCTTTAAGTTCTTCCTGAGCATATTTTTTCTCTTCTGGTGTTAATGTATTACTAGTTTTACCATTTATCAAACTATAAATATTTTTAATTTTTTTAAGTGAAACTATATTTAAATAAATTGGAATAATAAAATCTTCTTCTTTCTGATATTTAAATTCTATAATACAAGTTTCGTTAAGCATGACTTTAAAATTTGATAAAGTAGAAAACCCACCTTTTTTTCCCAACAATCTTGTAACTAACGTTTCAACTGAAGAGGTACCTGCTGAATCAAATTCTGAAGCTGGATCAGATAAAAATGTTAATCTGTCATCATCTTGGGACATATTTACAACATTAAGAGCACAGATAACAGAAGCAATAGATGAAACATTAAATTTACTTTTATCAGCATCTACTGTTGCAATAATTTTATTTTTTGTATTATCAATTCTATTGCCCTCTTCTCTTACAGTATCTGGATAAATATCTTTAATTAAAGTATTTTTTGTATAATTTACTATACTTAATAATGTTTTGTAATTATGATTACAATCATATGGAATATCTTTTGATCTTAAAGTATTACCAATATTATTAGCTTGAATCTTAAAATAAAATTCAATTAATTTTTCAGATGCCTTTTGCCTTTTATCTTCATTTCCATTTGTGGAACTTACAATTTGTTCTAAAAAATCTTTAAGTGTTTGATACGTATTTTTTTCAAAATCTTTTATTAATATTTCACTTCCATCCCGATCCGCTCGTCCCCCATTAAAAATTCCAGGTTTATCTTTTAAAATAAATTCTTTCACATCATCCATCATAATCTGGTATAAGTATTGTAAAATTATACTTCTTGTTTCATCATCTTTTTTTGATAAATTAATTGCTGATCCTACATCACTATCTCCAGATTCTTCGTCAACAGTTGTAGTTTTTTTATTAACGTTTTTAAATAATTTATTACGTGGATCAGCTTCAGAAATATCATGTGATTGATCATAATAAATCATAATTCTAAAGAGAACACAATAAACATATAATAGTTTATCTATACTATTTTCTGTTAGTTTTACTTTACGCTGCTTTACGATCTCTCCTCCCTCTTCCTTCTGTAAGTAGTATGGCGCACCCTGTTCCGCCACTGTTCCAAGAAGCTCTACACCATCAGAACTATCTTCGGGTTGAACTGGTTCGGTATCTAAATTTTTTCCATCTCTTTCAATAATATTTGCTAATTCTCCTTTATTTATCGAAATTTCAATATTTTCGATAAATGCTAAAAAGCCTGGTGTATTTCTTAAATATATAATGTTTGGTTTATCAGTAGGGATTGACTGATATATATCCGATTTTTCTTCTGTGTCCATTTTATATAAGTAGCTATAATTATAAAATTATTAATACAAATTATAATAGTTAGGAGTAGTGCATTCAAATAATACCAAAATAAAGGTGATAACTAATATAAAAGGTAAGCCTATTTCTAGAAAAGCTTCACCATCACTAATATAAGTATAAGTATTATTTTGCATAAAAATAAAAAAATTTATATTTATAAATCAATTTTATAAAAGATTTTATAAATTTAATTATTATTAATTTCAGTATATTTATTTATAAATAATTGTTTTATAGATTTAATTAAATCTAATTTTTTATTTTTTTTTATCCAATCTGGAACTTCTTGTATACCTTGACCTCTTTTCATATGAGTTGAACCTAAAAATAATAACATTTCAAGTAATTCAATTAATATTTTATCACTATTTAAAATTTCTTTTCTATCGATCCTATATTTACTTTTAAAAGTAAATCTATTGTAGTTTTTATCACTATAAATATTATATTTTTTATCTAAAACCAAATGGTTTTTAATTAAACCAATTCCTTCAATTTGATTAAGAGAATTATTCATTTCAATTACAAAAATAACAGTATCTGGATAAATTAACGGAGATATTCTTCTAGGAGAATTATATATACATCCACTATTTTGTCTTGAATTTCTATACATTACATTTTCTTTCCAAGTCTGATCATTAAATCTGGTTACAGCTAATCTATCCATTTTAATATTATTAAATACATAATAATAAGATCAATTTTATGTAAAATCGTATTCAATCAATGTTTTAATATTTGTCTTTAAGAATTTGTAAATTTTATTTTTAATTTTACTAGCTTGTAATTCAAAAGGTATATCTTTACCTATTACTTTTTGCATTTTTAAGATATATTCTTCTGCAAATTTATCATCTTCTAATTTATGTTTATTATTTTCTTGCCATATACCAAATAAATTAGTAATTTTTTTATTTAGATATTTAATAAATTGATTTGTTTCTTCATTATTCATAATTTTCCAATTGTTATTTTTATTAAAAACATAAAAAGTATTTTCTTTTTCTCCAAAACATTTAATAGGAATAATATTTTTATCTATAATTAGATTGTTTAAAATTTCAATTAAACCATCAATATTTCCCAAATTAAATACAAATTCTAAATGATCAATATTAAAAACTAAGTTTTTATACCAAATATCAAAATCTTCTATATTATTAATGTTATTATTTAACCAGTGTATAACATTAATTTTTTTTTGTCTTTTATAAACTAATTGTTTTAAATTATCATGATCTTTTTGTAATTTATCATACTTAACTAATAATTCTTTTGTAATATTAAATAAAGTAAATAAGCTAGGTATAGAATCTAATTCTTCAAGTTCTTTTTCTTTTTCCCTTTTAGAAGTATTCATAAATATACAAAAATTTTCATGTCTTATGAAACATTCTTTATTTTTATATTCTTTTTGACAACTTTTACATGTATAAACCATTTTCATCTAAATTTTTTGGATATAAAAATATATCAATTTTATAATATTTTTATAATATAAATGGGTGTGAATTATCCTTTTAGATATAGTGATTGTTCTTGTAATGTAATTAATTGTGATACTCCAGTTTGTTGCAATAATTGTGGAAGATGCCAATGTGGAGGAACAGCGTGTTTATTTACACCAGGAATGAGGGAAATAACACAAAAAAGAATTCAAAATCAAGTAAGAATATCCTCTCAAAATTATATAAGTAATTTATCAGCATTTACAATAAGAGGAGGAGTAAAAAATAATCCAATACTTAATCCTAATAAGGGTTTTTTTGGGGTTAATCAAAATCAAATGAGTGATCGAAATAGATTGGCTATACAAACTAGATATGTTCCAACTAGAGGAAATTCAACAAAATCGTCAATTACAGCAAATAGACCTGGATCAATGGGGCCAGCTGGTAAAAATGCAATAGGTGTAGATATGAAACATAATTCTTACGATCGGTATTTAGGAAGATTGAAGGCTAAAAATTTACAAGCTAGTTGGGCTGATAAAAATAATCCATTTGTACCTTCACCAAATCCAGTTTATACAGAATCTGGAAACGCCATAGTTACAGATAAAGATTTAAATTATTTTAAAAGATTTTCAAAGATAAATTATTCAATTCTTGGTGGAGGATTATGTAGAACTTGTGATGCATATTAATTATATTATTAAAATTATTTATTTTTATAATAATCTTTTATATTATATGAGTCGTAGTTGTTTATCATTGAATGTTGTAAAAGGAAAAACTTTAACTACTTTACCTAGACCACCATCTTCTAGACCACCTCCAGTAAGAGCTGGAACAGGAAATGTAGTTCATAATATTAAAGTTAATGGAAATAATGTAGTAAAAGTAATGAATCCTTCAAAAGAGCAAGTATTAAGAAATGTAATGAATCATTCTAATCCAAATTTAAATAGAGGAGGAGGATGTGGTTGTGGTGGAAAATAAATATTTAGAGAATTTTACTATAAGATATATATATAAATGGGGGAATGTAAATCATGTGGTAATACAAATATAAGAACTAGTTTTCAGGATTTTCCAGGCAAAAATTTATTAAATTTTAAGCCTCCCAATAAACAAGTATTATTTAATTGGGCAGCATTTTACAAGCCAAATAGTTTGCCTAGTTCAACAGTAGGTGCATCATCAGCACCTGGTTTAATTGGGGCCAGAAGGAGAAGAACTTAATTAATAAATTAAAATGTTAAATATAATTTTTTAATTTATTATAAATGACTAGTGTTAGAGAAGAATTAGGTAAAATGATTGTTTCAGATTTTAAATCATCATTAAAAATAAATACAGATGATTTATATAGTCATCAATTATCATTATTTAAGATAAAGCAGGAAGAAAGTTTAAAAATTTTTGAGGACAATATTAGAGAATATAATGATAAATATTCACAAGATGGTCCCAAAAAAATAATGGAAGATTTAAGAAATAAATTAGAAATTTTATCTAGAGAAGATACAAATCTAGAAAATCTTGAAAAAATTTTATTTGATATACAAATATTTGCAAATTTATCATCTATAGTTAATAATAAAACACTTAATTCACCTATTAAAATTAAAGAAATAGATTGGGAACCAGAGGATTTTTTACATAAAAATTTATTAAAAAAAGATGAAGATGATAATTGTTTAATTAGTTAAAAATATTTTAAATAGATAATTATATTTATTTATAATAAATGGATAATTTTAATTTAGATATAAATAATTATTCTTGTAATGATCTAATAGATTTATTAGCTCTTCCTAAAAATTATACAAAAGAAAATGTTAGCATGGCAAAAGAGAAATTACATAAAAAATTGTTAAAAATGGATTCACCAGATTTACTTAAAATTCAAGAACTTTTACTTTTTTTAGATAATGCAGAAAATAAATTATTTCAAGAATTAATTAATAAAAATGTATTAGATGGAACATATCAAGATCCTATTAATAATGTATCTTTTTATGGATCTCATACTTTAATTAATAATAACAACGAAATTGAGGGAAAGAAAGCTAATACTTGGGATGGAAGAAATGTAGATACTCATCATTATCCACCAGGTTATTTAAATCCAATTAATATAAAAAGTATTAAACGATCCATTAATATTGATACTAGATTTCGTCCCGATTATTATTCAACTAAAAGTACTGATTTTACAGTTACTTTGCCCGAGAGATTAAATAAAGTAGTTTCAATGAGATTATCTTCAATAGAAATTCCAATGAGTTTTTATGCTCTCTCTGAATCTTTAGAAAATACAACATTTACAACTACTATTACATTTAAGGATAAAACAGAAAAACAATTTGTAGTAAAATTACCACCTGGTAATTATGAAGATAGATGGATTGATTCCACTAGAGCTGCCTATATTGAATCGGCTGTTAATTCTGCTCTTAATAGAGTAGGTTTAGGTGATGATAAACAACAAAAAGAAGATGCTTTAAAAAATTTAAATCTTGATGCGAATGAATATGAATTACCTTATTTGAGATTTACAGTTGATCCAGTTAGTGGTAGAAGTGTATTTGGTTTGTCTACTCAACAAAATAAAAGTAATCTATTAAATATAAGATTTAACTTTAATGTAAATAATTCTGGTAGTATTAATAATACAACTCCATTATTATTTAGATTAGGTTGGCAGTTAGGATTTAGAGCAGGAGAATATAATTTTGATGTAGATACTACTGAAGGTTCTATAATTTCTGAAGGAGTATGTTTTGTAAATGGACCTCAATATTGTTATATTGTAGTTAATGATTATAATAATAGTAGTAATAATTTCTTTAGAGCGGCATTTGCTGAATCTATTCTATCTCCCAATATTCTAGGACGTATTAATCTTACCAAAGGTCTTCAAACAAATAATGTTTATAAGAGTGGTCAAGATGATAATTATAATGATTCTTTAAATAGAACTAGAGAATATTTTGGTCCAGTAGATATACAAAGATTAAGTGTTCAAATATTAGATGAATATGGCAGAGTATTAGATTTAAATAATATGGATTGGTCTTTTGTATTATCATTTGTTTGCTTATATGATTAAAAATAATAAATAATAAATATAAAATAGATATATTTATTATGGGTAGTAATTTTTCTATATGTATGGAAAATTGGGAACAAAATTTATTTGGAAATAAAAGAAAACTCACAAATAAAAAATTTAATAAAAATCCATATTATAATAAATTTCCACCTTTTATATCTAGTTCTCTCAATAATATATCCGATATCTCTTTTAATATTTTATAAAAAAATATTTAACTATAATATAACTTATGTTTTTATTAAATAATAATAAGACACGAAAAGGACCATCAGAAAGTGCTACAAAATATAAAGTTGGTACAAGAAAATTAGGTAATGATGGTAACGTGTGGATAATTAAAAAAGCGGTAAATGGAGTACAACGTTGGGTAAAATTAAAAAATAATTCAACTAAAAAAATAAAATCAAAATCAATAAATAAAACAGTTTTTAAAAAAGATTTATCACTTGAAAAATTAAAACAATTAAAAAAAAAATATAAAGTTAGTGTTAATGGTTCAAAATCTGATATAGCTAATGGTTTATGGAGAGTAAGAAGATCTGCAATAAATAAATCTGATTTAATATTAATATTACCATTATTAAATAAAGAAAATAAAAAAGAAGTTGAAAAATTATTAAAAAATATTGATGATAATCCAATAACAAATTATAAAGGATTATGGAAACCACTCCCAAAACCTATTAATAATATGTCAAGAGAAGAATTAATTAAAAATCTGAGGTCATTTAGAGATGCCTGGGAAAAAATAACAGAAAGAAACCAAGATTTAAGTAATGAAAGATTAAAGGAAGAATCAACAGATGAATTAAAAAAATTAATTAAATTTTATTATAGTGATGAAGGTAAAAATATAGCAGCAGATTGGCTTAGAAGATAACTATTCTAATATTTTATAAAAAAAATTGAAATATTAATTTTTATAAAATATTCAACAAAACATGGTTATGCATATTGCGGTTACCCTATTACTGGCTCATTCTCATTCTCATAGTGGTGGTAGTGGAGGTCATTCAACATCTGGAGGTCATTCAACATCAGGAGCAAGTGGTGGAAGTAGTTTAACTACACATCAGAGGACTCATTTTACAAAGCATGTTGTGGGAGCAACTTTAATTTCTCATTATTTAATTTGGAATAGTTTTGAAAATGCAGTTGAATTTACTTTTAGAGAACAAGAAGAATATTATATTTATAATTTAGAAATTTATAATGAAGATGAAGGATGTATTTATTATAGTGTTTATGAAAATCCATTAAATTTTACTGAGATTAACGGAAACAATTTGATTGTTTCTAGTAATATTACTCTTAACAATATGATTATTAGTAAGATTAATGTTAATAGATATTGTAAAAAAGAAAGTCAAATGTCTCCAATTTTAAAGATAATTATTGGTATTGTTATCTTTTTAGTAGTAATTTGTATTTGTTGCCCAAATAATGAAAATAATAATTCTACAAGAATGATGTAAATAAAAATAACTTATATTTAATATATGGATTTTTTAAATAATTCTACTAATGATAAAAATAAAATAATATATATATTTGATTATACTAGTTTATTTTTTTTTATATTTATTATTATAATTGGTAAGCATTGTTTAATAAAAATTTGTAAAAATAGAGAAAGACCAAGAGAAGATACAATAATTTTAAATAATTCATCAAATATAGATTTATCTTATAATACTGATATTAATGTTATAGAAAAAATAGAGAGTAATGATGAATTGCCTTCATATTCAGAGGTGTATCCTGAATATACAGTTAGATATCAGAAATAAGTTCTTTATATTTATCAGGAATTTTTGCTCTTTTTGGACCATTGATATCTACTAAAATATATCTATCACACCAATGTGTAGTTTGTTCTCCATTTAAAAATCCTTTTTTTCTTTTTCTTTTAATACAATTACTGATATATTTTTGAGGCATCATTGATATAAATATTACAGCTCTTTCATTACAAAATGAAGCACGATGAACTAATCTAGAATCAAATAATAATAAATCTCCTGCTTTTAAGTTTGGTGTAGAAATTTGTAATCCTAATGACCAAATGTTATCATTTTCAGGAATTGTATAAAATTCCCAAGTATTATTATTTTTATCTGAAATTCTCTCACTTAATTTTTTAAAATATAAATGAGATTTATTTAATAAATGTGTAACATTTGAATCTTTTAAAATTAAAATCCCTTGTATACAATGTAAATTATCTGGATGAGATTGATTTTGATCAATATGCCATTCTAGATCTGGACTATCACCCATTCTATAGGTATCAAAACTACAAGCTAAATTGTTATCATTAAAAATTTCAATAAA